TATTGGACTGCATATTTGCTTCTTTGAAATGGAACTTCCGAAAGTGGTTAAATGCAGTAGCCGTATCATTAAGGCTCGAAGAGCTATATCTGCCGCAACTATAGGATAAGAAAAAGGGAGATTCTATTTTTATTGAATCTCCCTTAATAATTATAAATATTTTTTTGGCGAACTTAGGCTGCCGGTTGTCCGGCTGCTCCTGAAAGCATAGAATAAGCCTTATTTGTAGCATCTTGATTCCCAGATTGAGAAACCTGCTGTTGTAGTTCCGGTGATATAGGCTGAGGTGTCTGGCCTTGCTGTACACTCTCCTGCTGACTTTGAATGCTTTGTAACAACTCATCAGCAAAAGGAAAATCACCATTTTCCAAAAGCTGTTGCAGGGATATCTGTCCGGATTGCCATATTTGCATAAGAAATTGATTGGCCATCTGCCGGTATGCAGGTGTTGAAGAACTTTCAACTATAGATAAATCAAATTCAACATCGCAAATCTTATCAGGATCATATTGTATTTCACTACCACTCTTACCGGAAATATTTATAATACGTTTCTGATCATAATACTGTTGCATATTCTTGACGTCCTTGTAGGCTCCGTCTATAACAAAAGTAGAGAAGCTTTCAAGAATATCAAGAAGTGTCATCGTCGCATTTTGTGTTTGCTGAGAATAGAGGTCGGCACTCATACCGGAATACCCGGGCTTACCTTGCAAACTGCCATTGACACCGGAAATATCTTCAACTAATTTCAATTGCAGTTGTAATAATTCTGATATACCGATATTCGTTGCGTTATTAGCCACTTGCTGTGGCATCTTCGTATTAGGGTTTGCTTTAACCATAATAACACCATTAAAGCGTGCCCATTCATCAGCAATATCTTCTATACCCATTCCATCAGGAATGCAATCTTCAGGAAAAAGGAGTACACCTTTAGCTGATGCACGCATAATCCAATCGTACATAGTAATAAGACGGTTGATGTATCTTTGCTGGTCGATAACATCAGATACAAAACTGTGTATTTCTCCGTCGATAAAAGGATAAGCCTTAAATACATACGGGTGTCCTTTATGTGCATAGGGCGTTTCTCCTTCTTTAAGAATATCACCTAATGGAGTGAGATAGTAATAATACCAATAACTGTCAACAAACCATTTAGCCTGGATAAGAGGTATGTCATTTTTATCCATTCCTTCTGCAAGACCTTGTTCAAGTCGTGCTTTGTTTACGTTTATTACATCTTCCTGATATTGATCTTCTTCTATTTTGAATATTTCACCGTTATTATAGTCATGGCACCGATAGCGTGCTTTTGTTTCTTTACGCCATATCTCAATGACACGACAACGGGAAGGATCAGGATTAAACAGAAAATCATAGCTTTTTGGACGTGCGTAGCCAAATTGTTCACAATTTAACGATAGAGCTTCTTGGTCATGAGCACTATCATATATTTTTCTTAGACGGTCATAATCAGCAGGAGTCTCTGCAAATTGAGAACAAAGAGTACCAAAATCTACATCATGTATTTCTCCCAGAAGGCTGACATCCCACCCACGAAAATCACGCATATTGTTGTCAATAAAGAAATTATTGGGCTGGACATAGTCTGTCCAACAATCACATTTATTGTTTCTCCATCCAAACCATTTCCTGTGCACGATAAACCCGGAAATAAGAAATTCTTCCATAGAACGTGCATACATATCATTCATGCGGTTTAACTGCATGTTGCATTGAAGAACCGTACTCATGGTTTCACCTAGCTTCTGTTCATCCCGGTCTCTTGCCGTACACGTTGGCTCTTTGTCTTGGCTCCGATATACACCTAAAATGGTATTAACAAGTTTGCGGATAACATTATTTTTCAGAGGGACACTACCCTGTTTCATGATGTATTCTGATTCCGTCATGTGATGTCCGTCTACGACGATCTCATCATCCCATTGGTGTCCATAGGTATAGCGCTTGTTACGTTCACGTTCCCTTCGGAAACGATTCATATTATCCCATGCATGCTGTGCTTGCATAAGCAAATCAATTGCCCGTCCATTTCCATAGCTTTTGGCAGTAGCTACACTGTCAATATCATTTCTTTTTGGCATGACAGCTTTAAGAGATCTCAATTTTTCTTTTGCCATTATACTTGCCTTTATTGTTAATGCCTATAAATTTGATTGCAAAGATAGATAATCAAAATGTAGAGACTACTTTAACTCTTTACCATTGTCACGAACGATTTGGTTAGCTTGTTCTTTCAAATTCCAAATTTGCTGTTCTATAGTTGGATCTTCTATGCCATTGTCATTCATGGCTCTTTGCAATTTACTAATCTCGGAATGGAGATACTTAAAGGCCTGCATATTTTTATATTCATCGCTTTTATAAAGCACATTGAGTTTATCCAGGTACTCTGCTCTGTCCATTGCTGATGTGCCTGCAGCTGATATAATCTTTTTATATCCATTTTCCTGCTGAGTCATCTGTTTTTGGATGTTGAGGTTATCATAAAACTCTTCATTGATAGCTCGTTCATGTGTATGTTTATCGCCCGATTTTACCAGACGATTAGCTATAGGTATGTTTCGCCAGTCAAAATTCATCTTTCCTGTTCCCATATCTATAGAGTTACTAACTTTATTTAAGAAAGATATAGCGCCCCCAAAGTAGCCTTCGGCAATACTTTCCACAACTGCAGGGTTATTGAGGATGTTATCAGCCCATCCCTTTTTATAGTTATCACCTCCGGTTGCTTCGTTGATTACTTTGGAAAGATCAACAAGATGCCGGTTGGTCTTGCTAGGTGCTTTGGTCCATTCTGGCATGTTTTTATTAAATTCATGATCCTTATAAATAGGAACACCGGTCCAATCTTTATTACGATAGGCTTGCCATACTGGAGATATAAAACTTGGTACCATATTTGAAATAGGATCAAATCCTTCACCTTCAAGCAAGTCTACAGGAAGTGCTTGTGAAACCTGTTTAGCCATTTCAAGTGCCAATTCACTATTAGAAAGTCTCTCCTTTCCTGTAATAACATTATTGGCAAGTTCTCCCATTCCATAAAGTGTACGGAACTCCACAGGAAGAGGAAGTGATATGTAGCTTTTCCCCAGGCCTTTAATAATAACATTTGAGCGACGAACATAATCAGGAAGGTCATCGTACTTACTATGATCTTTATCATCATCATCACCATTACCACCGGCACTTCCCATTAAAGCTGGTGCAACGAAACCTAATATGAAATAAGAAGCTGCCATGGAAGAGAATTTCGCTGGATGTTCCTTTGCTGCACGAATAAGGTTTGTAGAACCTTGTACACCAGCATTAAAAAATACGAACATGGTTCGAAACAGTTCACTGCCACTTGCTGCAATATTACCAAGTCTAGTTTGACCAGGCTTGCCAAGAAATGTGCCGCCAGATCCTTTTTTGTTAAAGTTTACACTTATCTCCTTGGCATCATATATACTTCTTTGGATACTTCTGTTTTCTTCTCGGCTAGTCATGTAAGCTGCAAATCGTGTACAGTTCTCTACAGAACGGTTGATAATATCAAATCTGTCTAAAAAAATTTTAGCCTTATGCAGTTGACTATTGTTCAAATCCTTTTGTAACTTCTTTTTGGTATCCTCAATATCTTTAATATTGCTGTAGCCTGTTTCACCACCACCCCGCATAAAATTATTGAATTCCTTTTCGACTTTATCATTCATATCCAAAGTGTTATGGTTATACTTATGATAAAGTTTTGCCATAAATGCAGGATTGTATTTGACATAGTTCTTATTGAAATTTACAGCATATCTAGGTTTTTCCTTTACCCATACCATGGAGTTTCCGTAGATGGCATCACGGACAAAGTTACTGGCAACAAAATCTGGATTACGTGTAGTATAAAAAGCACTCAACTCTTTATTTACATATTCAGCAGCATTTTTAACAACTCCCCATACGCCAGTATAGTCACTGTGTGGATTGGTTAACCCATTTAAAGCCATCGATGCCCGTGGATTAGCATTAATTGTAAGTACATATTCGTGTCCGCCACGTTTAACTATTACTTGATGAGAACTTAGTTCATTAGAAAGAAGTCTATAGGG